TGGAATCTTTGATTTAGATACTGATTCAAACGGTCGTTGGTCTGTTGAGAAATTTAAAGGTTTAATGTTCGCTCTAGAAAGAGATGCTAACGCAATCGGACAACAAACTCGTAGAGGAAAAGGTAATATAATCATCTGTTCTGCTGATGTTGCATCTGCACTTCAAATGGCTGGAGTTTTAGATTATACACCTGCTCTAAACAACAACTTAAATGTTGACGACACATCTGCTACATTCGCTGGTGTTATGAACGGTAGGTTTAAAGTTTATGTTGACCCATATTCTTCAAACGTATCTACTGCTCAATACTACGTTGTAGGTTATAAAGGTACTTCACCTTATGACGCTGGTGTCTTCTACTGCCCATACGTACCACTACAAATGGTTCGTGCAGTAGGCGAAAATAGTTTCCAACCAAAAATTGGATTTAAGACTCGTTACGGTATTGCCGCTAACCCATTCCACACAGGTGTTATTTCTGCTGGAACTGCTGAGTCTACTAGTATTACAGCTAATACTAATAAGTACTACAGACGTGTTAAAGTAACAAACTTAATGTAAGTTGTTTCTTAGATACAAACAGATTAGGACACTTCGGTGTCCTTTTTTGTTTCTGGAGTCTTATAAATAGTAGTATGACAACAACATCACCAATAGGAAGACAACCAACTAAGTTAGACTATTCAAGTCCAACTCAATTCCGTTTTCTAATTAATCAATTACCCAAAGTAGAATACTTTACTACTGAGGCAAACATTCCTGGCATTACATTAGGTGATGTAGAGTTTAAGACACGATTTAAAGCCATACCATTGTTGGGTGATACATTAGCTTATGAAGATTTAACAATAACATTTATTGTTGATGAAAATTTAGAAAACTATATTGAAATGCATACATGGTTAACAGCAATTGGATTTCCAGAAAACACAAAACAATTTTCTGATTTTAGAAGTGCAACTTCAAATGTTAAAACAAGCACCAGAGGTGAAAGCAAAGACATAGGTGATGTCGGTGCAACAACGCCAGAAAGAGCAATGTATAGTGATGCTATGTTGACTATACTAACAAATAAAAATAACCCTGTAGTGGAGTGTCGTTTTAGTGATGTCTTTCCTACGAGTTTAAGTGGATTAACTTATTCACAAAACCAAACTGATGTTGAATATCTTACAGCGTCAGTAACTTTTAAATATCAAATATATGAAATAGTAACACTATAAATAGTTATAGAATTATTATTATGGAGTGAAAATGACTTTAGATGAATTAAAAATTCAAGTCGCAATTGACTTGAAAGTAAATGATGAAAGACTTGATACCGAATCTTTAAAAAACCAAGAACTATATGCAAAATACTTAGACATTAAAAGTAGGTTTGAGCTATTGATGTATAAAGCAAAAGGTGATTACAAAATGCTTTACCGAGATAAGTGGGAATACTACGGTGGTAAATCAGATGCAAATGTCTATGTAACAAAACCCTTTGATTTAAAAGTACTTAAATCAGACCTATCTATCTACATTGAATCAGATGAAGAAATAATTCAAATAGAAAATAAAATAGTATATCTAGAAACAGTTTGTAAATATGTTGATGGTGTTATGAAAGCTATTTCTGGTAGAGGGTGGGATATTAAAAACGCAATACAATGGAAGAATTTTGAAGCAGGATTGATGTAATGATAAGTGTACATGATGATTTTGTAGAAGAACATGTTGCTCAATTAATTGATATGCAATTAAAAGAGATATCGTGGAAGTATGATTACCAATCTTCAGATGATGGTAAGAATAAACATTGGCATGTTCTAGGTGGTCACAACATAGATGAGTGTAATGAAAATGGATATGATTTTGTAGAACCAATATGGAATACTATACAAAATAAATTTAAAGTAGATATGGAAAGAGTTTATTTTAATGCACACACACATGGAATAGAACCACACATACATCAAGATGATGGTGATGTCACTATGATATATTATCCTAGATTAGATTGGGAAAACCATTGGGGTGGTGGAACTTGTGTTCAAGAAACAAATCAACATCCTACTTTACTTCAATATGAGGGAAATAGATTAATTGCATTTACGGCTAATTTATCACATCAAGGTATGCCAGTAAGTAGAGAATGTTATCAGTTAAGAACTTGTATAGTATTTAAAACAACATGGAAAGATAAAAGTAAATCCGAGTGGTATAATAAAAATAAAAGTTTAAAACCAGAAAATATGAAAATTATATGAAAGATTGGATAGGTCATTATAAAAATATTCTTGATGTTGAATTGTGTAATAACATAATTGAATGGAAATTTGATTATACCAAATCAACTTATTCTACACATAAAGGTTTATCACCAGATGATAAAAGAGTAGAGATGGATGAGATATGGATTCGTAAAGATAATATCTTTTATAAAGAATTAAAATATGCTGTAGCAAATCTTGCTCACAAGTATGCAGTAAGAATGAAAAGTTTTAACAATAGAGATTTTGTTGTGCAAAAGACAACAGACTTTAGATTAAACAAATATGATGTTGGCGGATTTATGTCTAAACATACTGATAATATACATCACAGTCATGGACAAAAATATGGATACCCCCAAGCTTCAGTTTTGTTATTTTTAAATGATAATTTTAGGGGTGGTGAATTTATTGTGTCAGAAGAACAACCAACGATTAAAACTGGAGATGCAATTATTTTTCCATCAAACTTTATGTTTCCACATGAAGTTAAAAAGATTACACAAGGAACACGCTGGAGTATTGTATCATGGTTGATGTAATACAACATAAATTATTTCCCACAGTTGTATCAGAATTTAAATATGACATGGATAGTAGTGAACATAATATTGTTATGCAAGAACTGCGATTATCTAAATCAAATAAAGTTACTCAAACTAAAGATTACTTAAATAAAAAAATACCTAAATTTAAGAAAAAAGTTTTTGAGGTTACAGAAAAGATTTGTAGTGAATCTAAATACATGTATGATAGATTAGAGATGACAGGGATGTGGGCGAATATGTTAAAGAAAGGTGAATCCCATCCACCACATACACATTCAAATAATGTATTTTCTGGTGTGTACTTTTTGGAAACTGGAGCTCCAATACAATTTTTTGACCCAAGACCACAAGCAAGTGTTTTACAACCTAACTTAGAATATACTACATTTGATAATTCAAGTATGATGCAGTTTAGTTCTCAGAGGGGTGTAGGATTAATATTCCCAAGTTGGTTACAACATTGGGTGCCGTCAACAGATAACGATAGAATTAGTATTTCATGGAATATAATATTAAGGGGTGATTATGGACAACCAGACACATTACAAAATTCACATATTTAAACTGAATGAAGTTTACTTACACATTGAGTGTGACAATGATGGTATGTGCCGTTCATTAGTAGATTACTTTACCTTTGAAGTGCCAGGCCACAAATTCATGCCAGCATTTAGAAATAAAATGTGGGATGGTAAGATAAGATTATTTTCTCAAAAGACTGGACAAGTCTATGTTGGTCTGTTATCATACATCAAAGAGTTTTGTGAAAGGAATGATATTGAATGTGTTATCGCAAAAGACGTTGATGATAGTGATACGTTAGATATAAAAAAGGTAGCAGACTTTGTAAAGTCTCTTAAACCAAAATCTAAAGGAAAGGAATTAGAGATAAGAGATTATCAACTCAATGCAATACAACATGCATTAAGTAATCACAGAGGTATGTTAGTATCACCGACTGCTAGTGGAAAGTCATTAATCATTTATGCATTGATAAGATTCTATCACTATTTACTTAAAGATAAAAAAATATTGATACTTGTACCAACTACATCACTAGTGGAACAAATGTACTCAGACTTTCTTGACTATGGGTGGAGTGATAAATACTTACATAGAATATATCAAGGTCATGAAAAAGATACAAACAAACCTGTAATTATTTCTACATGGCAATCACTCTTTAGATTAGATAAAAATTACTTTGAAAAGTTTGGTTGTGTTATTGGTGATGAAGCCCATTTATTTAAATCTAAATCATTAACAACGATTATGACAAAACTAATAGATTGCAAATATCGTTTTGGAATGACAGGTACTTTAGATGGAACACAAACACATAGATTAGTTTTAGAAGGACTATTTGGAAAGGTTGAAAAAGTAACAACCACAAAAGAGTTGATGGATAAAGATACACTTGCTGAGTTAAAAATTAAGTGTATTGTTTTAAAACATAAAGAAGATGAGTGTAAGATTGTAAAAGACTTCAAATACAGCGAGGAGTTAGACTATATTGTCGCTCACAAGACTCGCAATGAGTTTATAAGGGGTCTTTGTGATAACCTGAATGGAAACACCCTCTGCTTGTATCAACTCGTAGAGAAACACGGCTCAGTACTCTATAAGATGATGAAGGATTTTGATAGAAAAGTATTCTTTATACATGGTGGAGTGGATACAGAAACAAGAGAACAGATAAGAGAAATAACAGAGAATGAAACAAATGCAATTATCGTGGCATCATATGGTACGTTTAGTACTGGTATTAATATTAGGAACTTGCACAATGTCGTGTTCGCATCTCCATCCAAGTCTAGAATACGAGTGCTCCAATCGATTGGCCGTGGATTGCGTAAGTCAGATAGGGGTGATATATCAACTACCCTTTTAGATATTGCTGATGACTTTACCTATAATGATAAAAAGAATTTCACATTAAATCACTTTTTAGAACGAATAAATATATACAATGAAGAACAGTTTGAATATGAAATTGATAAGGTTAGACTTTGATAGAGTATTATAAAAAATTAGATGAAGTAGTTAAAATATTTAAAGGAGTATGACATGGAAGATAATACCACTAGAGTTATAAAACTAGCAAATGGGGAAAGTATCGTTTGCACATGTATACCAACACGCACAGATGAAGGTTCTGATAAATTACATATACTACATCCATTAAAAATGGAGATGAGAAATAAAATAACAACGAAAGGTCAAGCTGTTGAAGCATTAACTTTATCTCGTTGGTTACAACCATTTACTGAATCAGATGAATTTGATATTGAGAAAGCAAGTATCATTACTATTACGCCGGCATCATATGCTTTAAATAACTATTATAACTTTATGGTAAGTACTTACACCGAAGCAGATGCAAACAATAACTTTGAACCAACTATACAACCGAAGTTCTCTGAAGAAATGCCAGATGATGAACAAGAAGAATCAACAGACGAAGTAAGGAGATTGTTTAAACAATATATTTCTGCTTTAACAGGTGGTAGAAATAATGATGAAGATGACCCAATAGAAGAATTATCAGAAGAACAATTTGATAGTATGCCATGTAGTGAAACAAAACACTAATACATCCCTTTAGAGTATAGAGCTATATCTCGGCGGGAACACATAGATTATAATGGTCCTATACATTGTTTGTCAAGTCTTTTGTACAAATAAATTAAATAATATATTTTGTATTAAAACACCAATAACCCTTGACAGAATATGTTTGATAATGGTACTATTACATCATATTATATTAAAGGCGAAAACAATGGCAAAAGATAAAAAGAAAAATGCACATTACATAGATAACAAAGAGTTCTTAGAAGCTATGAAAGAATGGAAAACTAAGTGTATTGATGCAGAAGAAGCAGGTGAGAAAAGACCACAAGTAACTAATTACATAGGTGAGTGTTTTCTAAAGATTGCAAATGGATTATCTTATAGACCTAACTTCATTAACTATACCTATCGTTCAGAGATGGTATCAGATGGTATTGAAAACTGTCTACAATACATACATAACTTTGACCCAGCAAAGTCAAAGAATCCTTTTGCATATTTTACACAAATAATATACTATGCATTTTTAAGAAGAATTCAAAAAGAAAAGAAACAAACTCACATCAAAAACAAAATGATTGAGAAAAGACAGTATGAATCTTTTTGCGTAAATGAAGGTGATGAAACCATTTATGATGTACAAGGTTTCGACCCAGACATTATGTTACCAGATGAAGATGTCTATGTTGTGAAAAAGAAAGAAAAAGAAGCTCCAAAAGCAAAAGGTTTAGAGACCTTTATGGAAAAACCTGAAACTAAAAAAACTACATAATGAAAATAGCACTTATAACGGATACTCATTTCGGTGCAAGAAATGATAATGTGAACTTTAATGAATACTTCTATGAGTTTTATGAAGGTGTATTCTTTCCATATCTACAACAAAACAATATTAAAACAGTAGTTCATTTAGGTGATTGCTTTGATAGGCGTAAGTATGTATCATATAGAACTGCAAAAGATTTTAGAGAGAGATTCATATTACCATTTAATGTATTAGGAATTGACTTACATATGTTAGTCGGTAATCATGATATCTATTATAAGAATACAAGTGAAGTAAATTCACTTACAGAATTACTAGGTGGTAAACATAAAAACATTCACATCTATGATGAAGCAACAGAAGTAGACTTTGATGGATTACCAATATTGTTTATGCCGTGGATTACACAATCAAATGAAGTCTATGCAGAAGGTATGATTCATGATACTAAAGCTGAAGTGTGTATGGGTCACTTAGAGATTAATGGTTTCCAAATGAATAAGAATGTTATTATATCACAAGGTGGTAAAGATAAACAATTCTTTAGAAAGTTTGATACAGTCATGAGTGGACATTTCCATCACAAATCAGATGATGGTCAAATCTATTATCTAGGTACACCATACGAATTGTATTGGAATGATTGGGAAGACCCAAAAGGATTCCACATCTATGATACAGAAACAAGAGAATTAGAAAGAATAATCAATCCATATAGTATATACGAAAAGATATATTATGATGACACTAAAGAAAATTATTTAGAACATGATATTTCAAAGTATGCTAATAAGTATGTTAAACTTATAGTGGTAACTAAAAAAGATTTATAT